TAGCACGTTAGAGCAGGCGCGTGCCGCTGTCGTGTCTGCCGGTTTGGGTGAAGAGATCGGTGACGTGTCGGTCACTTCTCCTGTCGGAGATCAGCCTGCACAGGTCACCGCACCTAGCGAAACCCCGCAGGCGGAGGTCGCGCCCGACGAAACCGTGTCGTTCCCTGTGTCCGATTGGTTGGACCCGCCAACCTTGCAAGGTATTGAGGAAGCTGCGTCGGCTGACGGCGTGATGGCAAGCCCGCAGTCTACGGGTGCCGAAGAGCCGGCGCCTGAACCTGCCGGTGAAGCGTTCATGTTTGACGATTTCGGTCGTCCTGTTGGCGAAAGCAGTGCCAGAGGGGCGAACCAGTTTGGATACTGGTGGCCCATTGTCGCTTCCGACCCTGAAGTTCTCCAACTTATCGAGGACGACAAACGGTGGAACTACACCGAAGAGGAATTCCAAGCCCGCTTGGAACAAACCCAATGGTGGAAAAACAACCAACTGTCCGTCCGCGAATGGGACACTGCTGCCGCCCGTGACCCCGCTGAAGCGCAATCCCGCATCGCAAACGCCGCTGAAGTCATCAGCCAACTTGCGCTCGACCGCAACATCCGGCTGTCCCCGCAACGCCTCAACGAGATTGCCCGCGACTCGCTCCGTTTCGGATGGACCCAGCAGCAGGCGCTCAACATCCTCAGTTCTGAAGCTTTGTACGATGAGGCCGGCGCGACTGCACTTCAGTTCGGCACTTACGGAAACACGATCCAGCAAACTGCCGACAAGTATGCGGTCAGCCTGCGCCCTGTCGAGTACCGCAATATTTTGGAACGGTTTGCTACCGGACGTGAAACGGAAGCATCACTCGAATCGTTGTTCCAGCAACGTGCCGCCGACCTGTACCCGGCATTGTCCGAACAAATAATGGGCGGCCGTAGCGTCGCTGATGCTCTTGACCCGTACATGACCAAGTACGACACCATTTTCGGTGGAGAAATTTCGGCGCAAGAGTTTGCCAAAAACGACGATCTGATGCAGGCCGTGTCGTTCCTTGATAGTTCTGGCAACGAACGCCGCATGACATCATCCGAATGGGGACGCTATCTGCGTACTAATCCTGCGTTCGGGTACGAGTACACGGATGAGGCGCGTGGCCGCGCCTACCAGGTTGTTGACAGTATCGCTAACGCCTTTGGAGTTCTCTAATGGGTATGCCCCGTGATCTTGCCGCATACATGGCCCAGCGGAGTCGTGCTGCTGCGCCGCAACCAGTCAGGTCTACTCAGATCGGTGGTGGCGGTCGAGCACCCAGTCAAAGATTCCGTGTCGGCGGAAATCAGACTGGAACTGTCAGCGCCGCCGAAACCGTTGTGTCGGCACCAGCCTCGGTCCCTCAGGAACAGCCAACGCAACCGGCTGCGACTACCGCCGTGACGCAACCTGTTGATTTCCAATCTTTGCTTGATCAGCAGGCCGCTCAGTTTGAAACGCAAATTAGCAGTCTCAGGTTCCAAGCCGAAGAAACGCAACGCCAGCAAAGAGAATCCGCTAGCCAAATCATTACCACACGTCTTGCGGACTACGGGCTGGAATCACTCGGCGGGTTTGTCAGCAACCTGGTGTTCACCGAAGGTGTTGTCGACACCAACATCATCATGGGCCGTCTTCGCGCTACCCCCGAATACAAACAGCGATTCGCTGGCAACGAACAGCGTCGCAAAGCCGGACTCAACGTGCTTTCCGAAGGCGAATACGTCGCCCTTGAAAACTCGTACCGGCAACTCATGCGCCAATCCGGACTCCCCACCGGCTTCTACGACAGCAACGACGACTTCACCGCCCTGATCGCCAGCGACGTATCAGTTGGAGAATTGTCCGAGCGTGTCAACCAAGGCTACGAAGCAGTAATGAACGCCGACCCTGAAGTCGTGTCAGAAATGCGACGCCTCTACAACATCGGAGACGGCGAACTCGCCGCATACTTCCTCGACCCCGAACGGGCAACCCCAACCCTGCTTCGCCAAGCCCGATCCGCACAAATCGCAGGCACCTTCGTCCAACAGGCCGACATGCAACTCACCCAAGCACAAGCACTTCAACTCGAAGCCGCAGGTGTCAGTCCTGAGCAGGCGCGTGCTGGCGCCCAAGCCATCACGGGCGCCCAAGAACTGTTTGCTGCTCTACCCGGCCAGACCGGCGAGGCGATCAGCCAAGAAGAGCAGATCGCGGGCGTGTTCGGCACCTCCGCCGCAGCTCAGCAACGCATCCGGCGACGCACCCGTGAACGTCAAGCCGAGTTCGAAGCCGGCGGCGGATTCGCTGCACAAGGGTCACAGGTCACCGGACTCACCTGATTCTGCTACACTTTTGTCGATGCCCAGATAGGGCAGGAACCCCCAGACGGGGAGACATAGCAGCACCGACATCTGCCTCCGGGTGTTGGTTGGGCGAAGGAGTGTACAACTGAATATGGACAGCGAACTCGATCACGACGAGGAAACCGGCCGCAACCCCCTGCGAGACAGGATGAAGCAGCTGGAATCCGAGAACGCTGAACTGAAGGCCAGAGCCGATGAGGCTTCCGCCGCAGCCCGAGAGTTGGCTTTTGTGAAGGCCGGAGTTGATCCGACCCTTCCGATTGCCAAATACTTTATGAAGGGTTACGACGGGGAACTCACTGCTGAGGCAATCAGGGAAGCAGCCATCGAGGCCCAAATCGTCCGAGACACGCAGAAAGAGCAGGTTGCTCAGGAAGCGGGCGCATGGAACCGGTCTAATCAGGCCGCAGCAGGCGCGTCGGATGAACCAGAAATGGATTGGGTGACCCGCATCAACCAGGCTAAGTCAAGCCAAGAGGTTGAGGCGTTGCTGTCCCAAGCAAAAACCGCCCAGCCCTGACATAACAAGTCGGGGCGCCAAACCTTTGGAGCACCCCAATGGCTTACACCACCACCTCATCCCTTTCCGTCGACCAGGCGGCATTTGATCGGCTCGCGTACTTCGCGCTCCGGTCGGAGCTTCTGTTCGACGCCGCCGCCGATGTGATGCCGACCCAGCAGGCGATGCCTGGTTCGTCGGTCACCTTCACGATCTTCAACGATCTGGCGGCCGCCACCTCGGCTCTCACCGAGGATTCCGATGTCACCGCCGTCGCGATGAGCGACAGCCAGGTGACCGTCACCCTGGCTGAGTACGGCAACGCCGTTCTCACCACCGCCAAGCTGCGTGGAACCTCGTTCCTTGACGTGGACACCGTCGCTGCCAACGTCGTCGGCTACAACGCCGGCATCTCGATTGACAGCCTCGTCCGCGACGTTCTCGCTGGCGGCACCAACGTCGTCTACGGCGGCGGCGGAGCGACCACCCCGACCTCGCGCACCACGGTTGCCGTCGAGGACGAGATTGAGGCGAACGATGTCCGCAAGGTCACCGCTCAGCTTCGTGGCGCGAACGTCCCCACCTTCAACGGCCTGTACATGGGCTTCATCCACCCTGACGTGTCCTACGACCTCCGGTCGGAGACGGGCGCGGCCGCGTGGCGTGACCCGCACGTGTACGTCGACACCGACATGATCTACAACGGTGAGATTGGCGCCTTCGAGGGTGTCCGTTTCATCGAGACGCCGCGCGCCAAGGTGTTCGAGGACGCCTCGGACGGTGCCGGTGCGGCCGGTGACATCGACGTGTACTGCACGCACATTATGGGCCGTCAGGCTCTCGCCAAGGCTCACTCCATCGTTGACGGCAACGGCCCCGTGCCGAAGATCGTCCGTGGTCCCATCGTGGACACGTTGGAGCGCTTCCAGCCGGTCGGCTGGTACTGGCTCGGTGGCTACGGCCGGTTCCGTGAGGCTTCGCTTCGCCGGATCGAGTCGTCGTCGAGCATCGGCGCCAACAGCTGATTCCAGCTCCCCTAGCGTCAGCCCCCCGTTTCGGCGGGGGGCTTTCGCTTTTCTGGTGTTGTATAATGCTGATACCAGTTCGCCTACCCTGAGGTGTTTTCGATGAGTATTTCTAACTATCTGGAAGATCAGCTTCTGGACACGTTGCGGAACGGGTCGTTTGCTGTGGCGAACGTCTATTTGCAGTTGCATACGGGTGATCCTGGTGAGGCTGGGACGGCGAATGCGGCGTCGGAGACTTCTCGTCAGGCTGCGACGTTTGCTGCGGCGTCGGGTGGTTCGATGGCGACTTCGGCTACTGCGGAGTGGACGAGTGTTGCGGCGACTGAGACGTATTCGCATTGGTCGTTGTGGGATGCGGCGTCTGCTGGGAACTGCTTGTGGTCTGGTGCTTTGTCGGCGTCGGCTGCTGTGGTTGCGGGTGACACGTTCCAGATCACTTCGTTGACGTTGACTTTGGACTGAGTCTGTGGCGACGAATTTTCCTGCGTCGCTTGACTCGCTGACGAATCCGACTTCTTCGGATTCGTTGAATTCGCCTTCTCATTCGGCTCAACATGCGAATGTGAATGATGCTGTTGAGGCGCTTCAGGCGAAGGTTGGTGCGGATTCGTCGGCTGTTACTACGTCGTTGGATTATAAGGTTGCCCAGTTGGAGGCGATCAGTCACGGCAAGATTTTGCAGGTCGTTTCGGCAACATATTCAACTGAGATAACAACGACTTCCAGTTCGTACACTGCCACCCCTCTTGCGGCAACTATCACACCAAGTTCCGCTTCATCTACGGTGTTGATACAACTTATGTTTCCGTGGCGGGCAAGCAGAAGCGGGTTTATTTATTCTGGAAATGGAAACTTTGCCATTTACCGTGGGGCCACAAACATTCACGAACAAACTGCACACCAGTACAAAGATGATGGTGGCAATGCTAATCGCTGGTTGCACGTTGGATTTCCTATGCTGCATGTTGATTCGCCCGCAACAACGTCAGCAACTACATACACGCTGTATCACCATTCCTCTGGCACTACTCTAGAAACCTTTACTAATAATGTGACTGGGACAATGGTTCTGATGGAGGTGGCGGCGTGAGCGTAAATTATAAAGAGGTGTTGGTAGCAAACTATGCAGGTGCTGAGTGGACTTTGCTTGCTAACGATTACGACACGCTTCGCTGGTACGACGACACGCCGAAGCCGTCACAAGCCGAACTTGATGCGGCGTGGCCCGCAGTTCAACAGGCTGAGGCTGATGCTGTGGCCGCCAAAGAGACCGCCCGTCAGTCCGCTATTGACAAACTTGCCGCATTGGGACTGACCGTTGACGAAATCAGTGCCGCTTTCGGATTGGACAGCTGATGGCTACTAACTTTCCTACCTCGCTCGACACGCTCACCAACCCGTCGGCTACCGACACCCTGGATTCGCCGCCGCATGATGAGCAGCACGCTGACGCTAATGATGCTATTGAGGCGTTGCAAGCAAAGGTTGGTGTTGATGGTTCGGCTGTTACCACCAGTCTAGATT